GCGGCATCCAGAATTCAGAAAAGTAGACGAAATATGGTAGAATACGCGCGAATGTATGATGAATATACACACAATCTAGAGAGCTTTTATAATAATTTACTACTATTAAAAAATGTTTTAGGAAGAATACATCTAGATCAAGAGGAAATAACTAGCGCAAGAGATAATGTTTTAATAACTATTCCCGATGATACGGTAGCTGTATTTTTCCGCGAACCAGATGTTTATACGAAAATAAACTTATTAAGAAATATTTTAACTAATCACTTTCCACCAGTAGCTACAGGAGAAAAAACAGAGTTAATTAATCTTATTACATCTATTACAAAATTAATGTACCCTAAAATGTCTGGACTATCTCTAATGATTCCGTTACTACCACAACGACAAAATGCAACTCGTTTAGTAATTGGACAAGGCAAAAAAAGAAGAACACGACGTGCTAAAAGAAGAAACTAAACCACCTATTATAAACTTAGGAAACATTTCACTTATTCTTTAATAGTAATGAATTTTATAGTAATGAATTTAGGATAGTTATAATAAGGGTTAAATGTAATATATTTTATTAATTTAATAAAATATATTACATTATATAAAACTATGCGTAAAACAAAAAAAGTTGGCAAACAAAAAAAATTTGGTAAACAAAAACATAAATATAAATCAAAAAGACTTGGACGAGGCAAAGAATCTATGGTAACAGCACTTTTAGAAAAAAAGTTGAATGATGTCCATTTAAGAACATATGGTCGAGAATTTGTTGATCCTGGAAATCCATCACTTGTATCAAATATAACAAGAAATTTGACTAAAGCAAGTATGACACAACCAATAAAAGAAAATATAACTAGAGATCAAACATCCAAGTTACTTGCTAGTAAATTTAGGCAATTAACATCAGGTCAAAGTGCGGCTCAAAGTAGTAATATTGTAAATACTATAATGTCAAATATACCAAAACATTCTTATAAAAATACCACAACAAGAGCAATTATTTTAAGAAAAAATAAACAACTTTTAGCTGAAATTAGAAGAGATTTTTCTAATATGAAAGATCGTTCGCGATTAGTATCAACAGCTAAGTTTGCCACAAGCATAGTATCAGTAGAAGGAACTCGTAGGGGTTTCTATCCTTTACCTTATATTGAAGAAGACAAACTACCTGAACTTATAGAACGATTCAAATCATTCTTAGAAGAACAAAAAAAAATACGTGATCATCTTGATGAGCATCTTTATAATGTAGATGATATTTTCGAAGAAGAAAAATATGATGAACCTATAAGTAAGTTAAAAGAATTATTACAATCATTATTTTCTGATGATAAATGGGATCTTTATAAACCGGAAGTTCTTGTAATAATAAGTGATATAACACCAGTTTTTAATTAAAATAATTAAAATAATTAAAATAATTAAAATAATTAAAATAATTAAAATAATTTAAAGAATAAAATTATTAATTACAATAAGGGTAATATTTAATATTATAAATATAATATAATATTAAATATGTTAAGACAATTTGTTGTAACAAATATAAATTTAGTATCAATAATAGTATTTTTACTATTATTTGCTATTATACTAGTAACTAAACCAAATATAATGTTTGATAAAAATGGAAAACCACGAGAATTTGGTATTGGTTATAAAAATAAAACAATATTACCATTATGGTTAGCAGTAATTATTTTAGCAATAATTTCATATTTAACTATATTATGTTATATAAATTTTAAAAGATTTGTATTTTAAATGGCTTCGGATTGTATAGCTGCAATTTTTTCTTCGCTAGCAGTTTCAAAATCTTTTTGAAGTTCTTCCAATGATTTTTCACAAGTCATGTTTATTATTAAATTATAGCTAATAGAACAAATTAATATTCCGGCTAATACATACCATACTATTTTACCTACAAATTGCTTTATAATCAATAATTGATACAATTTAAGTTTGTTGGTGCCGTCACTATTGCCATCCTCTTTAATAAGTTCTTTCATATTATCAAAAAATGTATTAAAATCGTCTACATTTGTGCTAATTTGATTAACAAATTTAGATCTATTACTATTCATATTAGCAATTGCTTTAACAACTTCTGTATTTTCACTAGCCTCTTGGCCTGTTTTAAATATGCTGCCATAAATTTTTTCAACTCCTAATAAACCAATAACGCTATAACCAATAGTATTAGAAAATGGACTTATCCATCCCGGAAATATTTTTAAAATAAAATATAATGAAACAAATATAATTATCCAAGGTAATAAAGTAATCATTAAAACATATCCCCATTGAATAGTTTGGCTACACATTGCTTTTGAAATAAATACATTGATAAAATAAGTACCAAGTACTAAAAATAATAAATATATAGAATTTATAATAAGATTATCACTAGCAAGAATTGTGTTAGTAATATCTTTTGTTTTAAAAATATTGTATACATTAAAAAATACAAAGAATAATGTTATAATTATAAAATAAATTATGGTGCCACTTGGATTAGGTATGTTAGAGTCTACCATATATTTATAAATATAAATATAAATATAAATTATTTTAATATTAAAATTGTATTAAATTTGAAAATTTATATTAAATAAAAAAATTTGTATTAAATATAGAAAAATTTGTATTAAATTTAGTAAAATATGTATTAAATTTAGTAAAATATGAAAATTATAAAACACGACTTATATTATTATAATAATAGTTATGAACTTTAATATATTAGATTATACAAATTTTAAATCAAATAATTTAACAAATGAAAAAACTATATCTGAAAAACCAAAATTAGTAGACAATGGAGTTAAATATTTTTTCAAAGAAGTATTAAAAGGATGTCATAATTATAAACAAAATAATTATAACACTTTTTTTAATATTTCCATGTTTTTATTATTTATACTTGTGTTAGCATCAACTTTATATATACGCTATAAAGGTAATAAATCAAGTATTGAATATTATGAAAAAAGTATGAAAGATAAAGACTATATTATGTCTAAATTAATATATTATAATCGTCAAAATATTGACAATCAACAAAAAATAAGAAACAATATGATAACAAATTTACCAGATTATAGCAATCACGTCGAAGCCAATTTATTACATAAAACAATCTATTTCTCTTAAATGTTTAATTCATAATAAAAAAATTCATAATAAAAAATTTAAATATATTATTAAAATATAAGTTTGTTTATGACATCAATTCCATTAACTAATTATTATCAAGAATTAGAAGAATACTATAAATTAAAAAATAAATATATGTTGCTAAAACAAAAAAAATTAAGCGAATTGTTCGGTGAATATGGTAAAGATTATGACCAAAAAAAACAAATATTGGCAAAATATAAACCAAAATGTGTTAATTGTAAACAAGATGGCGGAACAATTTTTACAGAATCGCCTGAATTAATGCGCGCAACTTGCGGTAATACTTCTAGTCCGTGTAAATTAGATATAGTAATACAACGAAAAAAATTTGCGCAAGTTACTGAAAAATTATTAACAACTCACAAAGATTTAGAAAACTACAAAAAGAATATAATAACTACAAAACTAGATTTCCTTTTTAATTATATTGAAGAAGAAAAAGCAGTCGAATTATTTGAAACTTTGAAACAGCAATTAAATAATAGTCAAGAAAGTTATAATAATTTAGTCAATTTATATAATTCAATAACACACAATGAAGAATTAAAACTATTAATACAAGAAAAAATACAAGATTTTGAAATTAATAAAAAACAATATAGTGATGCTGTAGAATTGTTTAAATCCTCGGGAGAAATAAATTACTTAAAAACTGCCGTAGAAATACATAATAGCAAACTTTCAATATTAGGTAATGAATTAATGAAATTAAAATACAAATCATCACATATTGAAAAAAATGAACATGATCAATTTATATTTTTTCAAAATAATTATAATTTAGAAGACTTAATAATAGAATTAAGTGACAAAACTAAATCATAAAAATTACTATGTATAATAAAGTTATAATTATGTATAAAAAATTTATTATGTATAATAAAAAAAGTATTATGTTATATTAAGTATAACATAATGAGCAAATTTTTTACAAGCATACAGCAAAAATTTCTTAAAGCTACAAAATATATAAATGTAAGCATCTTTTTAATTACATTTTTACTAGGGTTAATATATATTTATTGTTTTGACTATAATAGAAAAGTAGAAGTAATTCCAACACCTTATAATATAGACAAAATAGAATATAAAGATGAGGCAGAAAATTGTTATGCTTATAAAATCAAAGATGTTAAATGTCCTAGCGACAAAAATAAAATAAAACTCCTGCCAGCATAATTTATGATGAAAGAATAATTGTTAATATTTTTTATTATATAATCAATATATAATATAACACTATGATTCAAAATATGTTAAAGAATTTATTACACACAAATATAGGAAAAATAATATTGTCTGTATTATTAGGATTAGGTTTATCAACAATCTTTAGACAAGTATGTAATTCAAGAGATTGTTATAAATTTATTGGTCCAAAACATAATGAACTGCGAGACAAAATATTTGCTAGTAATAGTGAGAAAACAAAATGTTATACTTTGGTAGAAGAAAATATACCTTGCGGTTCAAAAAGTAAAACATTACAATATTCAACAAATTTCATGTAATATAATATTTAATTAAATATATATAAATATTTGACTACTAATTTATACAATATGACAATTATTAATAATATAGAAATTGATAATATTGAGTATACAATAAATTCTACAAAAATGGCAATTTCCAATAATGATCCAATAGAAGAAAAATTAAATGTAATTATTGTTATATCAAATCCCTGTTTATACGCAAAAAGATACATATTGTTAAAAGAATTTGTTAAACGAATAGAAGAAGAAGAAGAACATGTTAATTTATTTATTGTAGAACTTGTATATGGAGACCAAAAATTTATAATTACTAATAAAAACAACAAGCATCATTTACAATTAAAAACAGAAGTTCCATTATGGCATAAAGAAAATATGATAAATTTAGGAGTAAAACATTTATTACCTAAAAATTATAAGGCATTTGCTTGGATAGATGCCGATGTGGAATTTGATAGTTCTAGTTGGGCATTGGATACATTAAAAATTTTGAATGGATATAAAGATGTTGTTCAATTATTTAGTCATTGTGTTGACATGGATCAAGAAAAAAATAATTTAAACATATTTAATAGTTTTGGTTATTGTTTTGAAAAACAAAAAAACTATACAACAAAAGGAACAGACTATTGGCATCCTGGTTATGCTTGGGCAATAACAAGAAAAGCGTATGAAAAAATAAATGGACTTTATGATAAGGCAATATTGGGTTCAGGCGATAGCATAATTGCTATGTCTTTAATCAATAAATGTAGTTCAATAAATAATGTTAACTACCACAAAGATTATAATAATAGTATGTTACTATATCAAAAACTGGCATCAAAATTAAGATTGGGATATACACCCGGAATAATACGACATTATTATCATGGTTCTAAAATAAATCGTAGATATACAGAACGCTGGAAAATTTTAATGAAATTTAATTTTAGTCCAATAACACATATAACATATGATTCAAGTGGAATAATAATTCCATCAAACACTTTTTCCAAAGAATTCAAAGATGAAATTTTTAATTATTTTAAAGAACGTAAAGAAGACGAGTAATATAGTTATATTATATACTTAATATATTTAATATTAAGTATATAATATTAAGTATTTAATATTAAGTATTTAATATTAAGTATTTAATATTAAGTATTATATATTATATATTAAATATATAATAAAAATAAATATCATAAAAAATATATATTTAAACTATTTAAAACCATTATGTATATAAATAATATATTATGGACACACAAGTAGAAACATTTGCTTTTCAAGCTGAAATTAATCAGTTAATGTCTCTTATTATTAATACATTTTATTCCAATAAAGACATTTTTCTTCGTGAATTAATTTCCAATTCATCAGATGCATTAGATAAAATTAGGCATCATTCTCTTACAGACAAAAGTGTATTAGATACTAATAGTGACTTAGCTATTAAAATTATTCCAGACAAACTAAATAAAACATTAACAATTTTAGACACTGGAATCGGTATGACTAAGTCAGATATGATTACAAATCTTGGAACTATTGCTCAGTCGGGAACAAAGGGATTTATGGAGGCAATGAAAACACAGGGAGATATTAATATGATTGGGCAGTTTGGTGTAGGGTTTTACTCGGCATATTTAGTTGCCGAACGCGTTGTTGTTACATCTAAAAATAACGATGATGAGCAATATGTGTGGGAATCTAATGCAGGCGGTTCATTTACAATTAAAAAAGATGAAAGTGAAGAAAAACTTGGGCGAGGAACAAAAATTACATGCTTTCTAAAAGATGATCAACTAGACTATTTAGAAGAACAACGTATTAAAGACTTAATCAAGAAACACTCAGAATTTATTAATTATCCAATTAGTCTTTATGTAGAAAAAAGTGTGTCAAAAGAAGAGGAAGAAGAGGAAAAAGAGGAAAAAGAGGAAGAAGATGAAAAAGATGAAAAAGATGAAAAAGAGAAAAAAGAAGAAGATGATGAACCAAAAATTGAAGAAGTAGAAGAAATTGAAAACGAAGCAAAACAAACAACACAAGAAAATGAAAAACAAGGCAAAACTAAAAAAATGGTTACTCAATTAGTCCATGAATTTGAATTATTAAATAAGCAAAAACCTATTTGGTCAAGAAAACCAGAGGAAATTACTAGTGAAGAATATAGTTCGTTTTATAAATCATTAACAAATGATTGGGAACAACATCTTGCCGTTAAACATTTTTCAGTAGAAGGTCAGCTTGAATTTACATCACTTTTATTTGTTCCAAAACGCGCACCTACGGATCTTTTTGAATCTAAATCAAAAAAAGAAGGAAATATTAAATTATATGTTCGTCGTGTATTTATTACGGATAGTTGCGAGGATTTAATTCCAGACTGGTTAGGATTTGTTAAAGGAGTAGTAGATTCTGAAGATTTGCCTCTTAATATTTCGCGCGAAATGTTACAGCAAAATAAAATTCTTAAAGTAATCAAGAAAAATATTGTAAAAAAATGTTTAGAACTATTTGCCGAGATTAAAGAAAATGAAGAAGATTTTCCAAAATTCTATGAGCAATTTAGCAAAAATATTAAACTAGGTATTCACGAAGATAGTTCTAATCGTGAAAAATTAGCAGACTTACTAATGTTTTATAGCACAAAATCAAATAAAAAAATGGTTTCACTTAAAGACTATATAAATTCTATGCCCGCATCTCAAAAACATATTTATTATATTACTGGTGAGTCGCAAAAATCTGTAGAAAATTCTCCATTTATTGAAAAGTGTAAAAAGCGAAATTATGAAGTATTATTTATGACAGATCCAATTGATGAATATTGTGTTCAACAATTAAAAGAATTTGATGGCAAAACTCTTGTATGCGTGACAAAAGAAGGATTAAAATTTGAAGAAAGCGAAGAAAGTAAGAAGGTATGGGAAGAACTTGTAGAAGAATTCAAACCACTTACAAACAAGATTAAAACTATTTTAGGAGATAAGGTTGAAAAAGTTGTATTAAGTGAACGTGTTGTTGATTCGCCTTGTGTATTAGTAACTGGTGAATATGGGTGGTCGGCAAATATGGAAAGAATTATGAAAGCACAAGCACTTCGTGATACGACTATGAGTTCATATATGATGTCAAAAAAAACAATGGAAATTAATCCACATCATATTATTATTAAGGCACTCAAAGAGCAACATACAAAAGACGAAAATAGCAAAACATTAACAGATCTAATTAATTTAATTTTTGAGTCTTCTCTTATTGCTAGTGGTTTTAATATTGAAGAGCCAGCAACATTTGTGAATCGTATTAATAATATGATTAAGCTAGGTCTTTCATTAGAGGAAGATGATGTTAAAGAAGATGATCACGAGGATGAAGATGAAGATGAAGATGAAAATGAAAATGAAAAATCACAAATGGAAGAAGTAGATTAATTAATAAATTAAATATATAGTACTATTACATAATAATATTATATATTGCGTTTTTAATATATTAAATATTTAGGAAACTATATTACTATAGTAATGTCTTCTTCAGGAATAACATCATTAAATGAACTTCCTCGTTCTAATATACAAAATAATAATATTAATCAAGAATATATGATGCAACAACAACCACAAAATATTGTTTTAAGTAAAAATGAGATAATAATGCAATCAAATAACCAAATGTCCACAATGAATAATTTAATACCAAATGGCGGATATTCAACACAAAATCCAATGCTACAAAATCAAAATCAAAATCAAAATCAAGGAATTATGGGAAATAATGTTCAAAATCAAATTCAACAACAAGCACCAAATTATAATGAATTAATAAGTCAAATTCAAAAAGCAGCAGCAAATGGAACAACTGCTTTGCCATCTCGTGATATACCAATTGACCCTGTAAAAGTGGCAAATGATAATCAAACACAACCAAATTATATACCACCACCACAAGTTGAAGAAAATTATATTAAAAATAATGAGACCCCGCAACAAATAATAGAAGAAAATAATAAAAAAATGATTGCCACAAATTTATATGATACTTTGTTTAATGAAATGAAATTGCCAACAATAATTGCGCTATTGTTTTTCTTATTTCAATTACCGGCAGTAAAAAAACATAGTAAAAACATGTTTCCATATTTATTTAAAGATGATGGTAATCCAAATTTATATGGTTATATATTTAATAGTGTAATGTTTGCTTCTATGGTTTACGTTTTATTACAAGTATTGGCAAAATTGCCCAAATAACCAAATCATAATTTTATAAGCTACTCTGTAAATTATAATATTTAGCAATATAAGTATTTAAATTATATTTTAAATTGTATTGTAAATAATATTTGTCATCATCATTCAAGTCATTTATGAATTCATAGTTTTTAAAATAAATAACAAATTTTTCTGTAATATTATTATAAACAATATTTGAAATATTATTTTTAACAACTTTTTGGGTTAGTTCATCAATATATATTTTATAGTCTTCGTTTTCGTTATTCATAATATAATTTAATACTTATACTATATTATGATTAGTTTTTATTATAAATAATTTATATATATTATATAAATAAAATTATAATTTAAAAAGTATTATCTAGTAAGTATTAAACAAATATTATTAATATGTCTACTTCTATTGATACACAAAGTGATTTATTACTAGAAAAATTATTACAATTTTATAATAATGATAATAATTTTGATAAAATGATAAATATTATAAATGGAACATCAAAAATATCACTTAGGATAGTAGATTGGTTTGTTACAAATTATTCAAAAAAAAATTATATTGTATATGAATTAGATAATGAAAAAAATGAAAGAGTAAAGGTTTATAATGATTATAAATTAAAATTAAAAGCATATAGTAAAAAAAAATTCGATCCTTTTTGTAGGTGGGAGAGAATAAATGTACCATATAAAAATGAAACATGTATTCAAACAACACTAGGACAATTGAATTTTTTTAAATGGTGTATTGAAAATAAAATATTAGATTATATTGAAGCAAATTATAAAATTATTGAAAATGATATGAATTTAAGAAATACTTCGGCAAAAGTTAAAAATTCTTCATTAAACTCAAATACATCAACAACATCGGTAGAAAGTAGCGATTCTTATTCATCAAATAATTCAAGCAATTCAAGCAATTCAAGCAATTCGAACAATTCTAATAAAACTCGAAAAAAACGCGAAGAACTTTCAAGCAACGCATCAAAATCAATAAAAAAAGAATTTATTATTACAACAGTTGAATTTAATTAAATATAATAACATTTCGTTATATATTATATTATAAAGAAGCAAATTATATTAGTTATGGGTAACAATAATAGTATAAATAAAGTCAACTTTGAGTATATTCAAAAATGTATAAATTATGGAAATGAAAAAATATTATTAATAAATACTCTAGATTATAGTAAGCAAGATTGTTTAATAAAAAATTCTATACATGCTTCAAAAGAAGAAGAAATATTAAATAATTGTTTAAAAAACAATAGAGTTATTAAAATTGTAATATATGGAGAAAATTGCACAGATAATAGAGTAATAACTAAATATAATCAATTATATAAATTAGGATTTTCTAATTTATATGTGTATATTGGGGGTTTATTTGAATGGTTATTATTACAAGATATATACGGAGATGAAGAATTTCCAACTTCATCGAAAATTATAGATATTTTAAAATATAAAGGAACTAGTATTACTAGTATTATTAATAATAATACTATAAATAATATTTATAAAAAGTGACAAATAAATAGAAGTTTTATAAATTTATATTATTATAATTTAATAATTTATAATAATAAAATGGCTATTAATCATATATTATTAGATTTAGAAGTTATTAAACAATTAGAAGACTACGATAAATTAGGAGTGCTAACTTTACCTGGTTCAACTAAATTATGCGTTGATAGTTTTGGTTATAGAAGTTCAATAACACGTTGGTATAACAATTATAATAGAGAATCTAGTATAGGTTATATTGAACAACTAATAACTAATATAGAAAAATTAAGTGATTTTATAATTTCTGGACAACACAACGACGAAGGAGAAACATTAAGAGAGGCAATTGAAGGCGCATTAATTGGATTAGAAAAATTAAAACAAACATATATTAGCGACTCAATAATAGTAGCACGAATTATTTTAATTATTAATAAATTGAAAAATTTGTCTAAAAACTTAAAAAATTTTACAACTAACACATACAATTTTATTAATGAAATAGAAAACGCAAATAACGCAAATATAAACAATTCAATTACTCCTAGCAATTAAATATTTAATAAGAAATATTTTAATACAAATATATATTCGTCTTCAATTTTATCATAATGATCTAAACCATCAATAATAGTCCAAGTAATATTATAATTAGGTTCTAGTAACTTTGAACATTTTATTTGAAATTCTAAATTATAGACATCATCTTTATTTCCACTAAAAAAAAAGATTGGAGTAGTATTATTGGTTTTTAAATTTACATATTTATACATATAAAGCGATTTAATACAAAATAATCCTCCTAATGATTGTGGTAAAAACTTTAATATATTAAATAATAATGTGCCTCCTTGTGAAACACCTACTATAAATATATTTTTATAACTTTTTAAAATGGAGGCTTCGTTATTTATAATAGACACAATTCTTTGTGTTTGTAAATTATAATCATCACTATTTATTTTATCCAATTTACTCAAATTATTATAGCACGTATAATAATTATACCATGATTTAACATTATAGTGTTTATTATTTGGATAATCTATGTCCATAAATGGAGACTCTGGCAAAATAAATTTAATATTATTAATAATTACGCAATTGTTTTTAAAATACTCAATATAATCATTAAAATATGTAGAATCTGAAAACATTGGGTGTAGCATTATAAACGTATATTTGTGTTTTTTTACGCTATTATGTATTATACTATTAATATATGTATTATTAGTATACATAATAATACATAATATTTTATTCATTAACATCACATTTATTAACATTACATTTATTAACATTACATTTATTAACATTACATTTCTTAGTTGATTTTTTCGCATAGTCCAGTTATTTTATTTCTTCGTGTGCCATTAGGGCATCGTTTATAATTTACTTTTTGCTTTGGTGTTTCATTTTCTTTTTTATAAGCATTAGTTTTACCTGGTTTTAACAAGTTTTGTTTTGCTTTTTCTATCCACCAAGCGTATTTCTTGGGATCTTCATACTTTAATTCAATAAACAATTCACCGATCATATATTCAATACGTTCTTGATCTACGTCGCGTCCCATGTCTATAATAGCCTGTTTTGCCTTTGATTTATTAGCTTTGCCAAAAAGACGCTCAGCTTCATCTTCTATTTTGGCTTTTTGTAATTTTCGTCGCGTTTTGCGTCCTCTAAAAATTGACTGAATTTTAGTAGCTTTTTTATTTTTTAAACTTCTATTACTTAACGATCGTGGTGATGGCATATATAATATACTAAAATATTATATTTTTATTTTATGCTAAATATGAATTCACTAACTATTCAGACACAGGTTTAATTGTTGCGCTTTTGTCTCGTTGTGTCAACTTTTTTTTTGCCTTGGCTATCCATTTAGCATGTTCCTTGTCGCTTAGGTCGCGCCATAAATGATAGACCATAGTATCAATATTATCTTCATCAACGTCGCGAGCCATGTCATCGAGTCTTTTTGCTGCCTTTGCTCTAGCAGCTCTACTTTTACAAAAAAGATGCTCGGCTTGTGTTTCGAGTTTTTCTGCTTCTAATTTTCGCCGCGTAGCATATGCTCTATAAGTTCTCTGAATCTTAGTAGCTTTTCTATTTTTTAGACTTTTATTACTTGTAGTGCGTCGTGGTAAGATTTGTAATGTAGATAGACTTCTAGATAATCTGTTAGTAAAATTTGATAAACTTAATGGCGATGGCATATAATATAGTAAAATATTATAAAAAAAATCAAAATACTAAATTTCAAATTCTAAATCATAAATACTAAATATAAGATTACGATTTTATAATTATAAAGTAAATACAAAATCATACACTTTTCTTGTTACTTCATCATAAAAATTATTGTCAATAAATTGGCTTGTATTTGTTTCTTCATTTCCATCAATGACTAATATTAACCCTTGTTCAATTGCTGTTGGGTTATTTAACCACACATCGTGATAATGATGACAATCTTTTAAATATTCAAGTGGAATAGTTTCTCCCAGGCGACTCCGCTGTTTTACGCGCAAATCACAAATCTCTGGTTTAGTTCTAATATAAACTATTTTTAAATCTTGAAAAATAGTTTGAAACTCATTAAACATGTTCAAATAAATTATATATTCAATAAGGCTCATTTTGTTAGCCTCATATAGACTTTTTGCGAATACAAATTTGTCTGTATAAACGGAGCGTTCACTAATAATAACATCATAATCTTCTTTTAGTGCTTCCTTCAATAAAGACAAACGACTAGTATATGCCATTACTTGAAACGCAAAACTATAGCGCTCATTATTTTCATAAAAATGCGTAATAATACTTTTTCCGTTAGCATCTCCAATTGATTCCCAACTTGAAACTGGTTCTTGTAAAAAGCAGATTTTACAAGTATTGCCTTTTGACGCGCAATAATTAGCAAGGTTTTTTTCCAAATAACGCATAACGCTTGATTTTCCAGAACCAATATTTCCATCAATTGATACAATAAGAGGCGGCATTAAAATGTATAAAGTTTTTATATATATTTGTTTAAAATAAAATTTATAACCTAATCAATTTTATTTTAGTAAAAGCTAGAAAATTATTAATAATAAAAATATTTTTAATATTATATATAATTACGTAACCAATCTTCGGCCAAGAATTTGGCATCATCACTATAATAAAATTTAATTAACTTACGTAGTCTCTGTGTTGGTTCGCTATTTAAACGTTCATCTGATAAATCTTGGTCTCGCGTAGTAATTTTTTCCCAACTATTTCTAAATTTCTGTAAATTCTTTATTAACTCTTCGCGCGTCATTGAACTTATTGGTTTACTAATTGGTTCATACATTCCCTTATAATTAGTAATTGGTTTATTAATTCTATCTTGTATGAGTTTTGTTGCTTTTATTTTTTGACCTTTATCTAATAAATTATAAATTAATTCTAAATCATTGCTTTCAATTGTTGCCCGCCGCAATCTAAATAACTTTTGAGCCATCGCTTCTTTTGAACCATTAAATGATGCGTCATATTTTTTTAGTAGTTGTCTTAATTTATCTACCGAAATGTCATCTTTTTTGCTTTTTTTTATTGTATATTTTTTTGTTTTATTTTGATTATTTCCTTTAATTATTTTGTATAGTGAATATTTTTTTGTTTTATTGTTTCCTTTAATTATTTTGTATATTATATTTTTCTTTGTTTTTTTTGTTTTTTGTAATTTGTTTTCATTTAGTTTAGACCACCGCTTACTATTTTTTGTTTGTATTATGACCCACATATTACCATCATTGCCTCGCTTTTTTGTTCCTAATGTAAAGTCATTAGCACTTTCTGATGGTGCTTGTCTTGTTGTCATTATTTATATATTATAAATAACATAATAAAAGAAATTTAAAGAAAAACATTATAGCAAATAATTATTAAGTAATAACATTTAAATATTAATTACTCTTAACTAATAATTAATAATTATTAATTTTTATTTGAATTATGGAGTTTATTATTAGAGAGAATATTATTCCTTTTACAAATATAAACTTAGCTCTATTTATTTTATGTTATTTTAAACCTTACAATAATTATATAAATTATAATTATTTATATAGTATATGTTATTGTTGGAATTATATAATTTTTTTTACATTTAATGGGGCATATTTTATAGATAATACAACTTTTAAGAGAATGGCTATTAGAAAAAGACTTTCACTCCCTATTTTTCATATTGGAAATATGATTTTACATAACTTACCATTTTTATATGTAAACATTTATATACCTGATAGCGTTACATTATATCATTCATTAACGGCATGTTTAACTAATTTATTATGGTGTTATTGGGCAACATTTGGAACATTTGATATTGAGCATGTTTATGTGTATATGAAAAAACGTGAGCAAATAACTTTATATATTATAAATATCACCTCAATACTTTATAATCCTTTGATTTACCATAGTAATAAATATATAAGAAATAATTTTGTGTATATATAATATTTAAAAAAATAATATAAAGATTACTGGGCAAGTTTAATTAATAGATTATAGCAATCTATTCATTTTTTAAGCATTGGTGCCCGAGTGGTCTAAGGGGTGCGACTCAAGTTCGCATGGTGAAAACCTCGTGGGTTCGAACCCCACCCAATGTAATCATTTTATGTTTTAGTTTTAGTTTTTTTATAAAATATTTTTATGAAATATTTGATAAAAAAAATATTAAATTATTTAATATAATATTTAATTATTTAATTTTTAATTAATTAATTGAAATGTCTAAATATAGGTCTTAAACTCATTTGACGTCTTAAACGAGGTGGTTCACTATTAGAATTACGTGGAGTTGGCGGAGGTGTAGTGACGCAAGATTGACTGCGTTCAACTTGTGTAAATGCGGTATTCATTCTACTTTTTTGCCTATTTACAACATTGCCAACCGATCTATATGCTGACATACATTGTTCTTGTGTTTCACTATAATTAATGGCATGAGTTGGTAAAATACCAATTTTTGATGCTTCTAAAATAGCATCTTGATTAGCACCTAAATAAAGTAATTCAATATTATATGATTTTTGTGCGCTGTCAATAAGTTTTTTTAAAGATTTCGCATCAAATTTTATACTACAATTTTCACAACCATCTGTAGCAACATAAATTAAACATTTGTCATAACAAGTTGGGTTATGAAGTTTTTTTTCCATAAAATAAGTAAGTGTGGAACCAATAGCATCATATAACGCTGTTTGTCCTCGTGGAACAAATTGTCTTAATTCGATTGGTCTAACCTCATTAATATTTAATGATCTAATTAACATTTTTTCTTCATGGTCAAATAATTTAATAGATACATTTACTTGCTCATTTGGTTTTAAATCTTGCTTAATAACTTCAAGCGAAGAGTTTACTCCACCAATAGTATCTTGCTCTTTACCACACATAGAACCCGAACGATCAATAATCGCAACAACTTCTTGGATAAATAGTGCCATAATATATAATATTAATGTTAATAATAAATTAAATAAAATAAGCAATCAATTTTTTTTGTTAAATATTTTTAAATAAAAAAATTATTATGCAAAAAAAATTGATTACATATTTATTTTTATTGCTAATCAATACTCAATACTAAATATTCAATAAAAAATGTTAAAGCAACAAATGCTAATTGAAAAAACTAATTATGAACCCCATCTTAATATTGAATTAATTACAGGAGCATTTATAGAAAATAAATTTAAAAACATATGTGCGCAAACTATTTGTGATGCTTATGTTAATGAAAGTTTAATAATTGAATATTTGAAATATAGATTGGCTAAAGATCCTGAAACATTTACAGATATACTATTTACTATAGATTTACCATTTGTTCAAGGTTATATTGAACATATAAAACAAGTTAGTATAACCTGTGAAGATATTCCTGTAATAACTTATGTATATAATACACTATTGCGTGAACCAGGAGATAAGGAACTATGGCCACACGATAAAGCCTCGTTAATCCTTGATAAAATACAATGCTTCTTTGATATTGATGAAGACAAATTAGCAAATGAATTAGTAGAAGTAATAAGTGAAATTTATTATAATACATTGTTTTAAAGCATAAAGCATAAAGCATAAAGCTAAAAAATTAAATAAAGTGATAACAATTTTTAGAGCAATAATAAAATTTGCTTTGTTTCTTGTAAAAATCATCTTGTAGTTTATATTTTTTATTACAAATATGACATTTTATGTTTGTTAAATTATTAACATAGACTATTACATCTTCATTTAAGAGGACTATTTTAAATTTAGAATTTTTTGATTTTAATTTTAAAAACATTACAAAAATAATAGTAATAATATATTTATATAATTTTTATAATGTATTATGTGGCAAATTTTTCTTCTATTTTTGTTATAAATAATTCTAAATTTGTTTTTAATAATGTGGATGTTGAACATAATGCTTTTAATGTATTTCTTTTAGAACCTGACTTTTTATCATATATTAAATAATATTTGTTGGCTTGTGATTTGTGTTTTCTAATGCTAATATATTTTGGCAATAGTATTGAATTTTTATTATTTTGTAAAATATTAGAAACTGGTTGTGGTTGTTTGCTTTTTATAAATTCTTCATCGCTCTTTATAAATTCTTCATCGCTCTTTATAAATTCAGCATCGCTCTTTATAAATTCAGCATCACTTTTTATAAATTCTTCATTGCTTTTTATAACTTGTTTTGTTTCATTATTTTTCTTATAATGTTCATATTCTTCTTCAATAATTAATAACATTTTTTTAATTTCTTCTAATTTTTCTAATATATTTATTTTATTTGATTTTGATGATACATATAATTTATTATGTATATTGTGAGGATGTTTTTCTATTTTAAAATATTCTCTATAGCATTTATTTTTTTGGTCATAACATTCTTTATAATAATTAACATAAATAGGTATACTAGATTGATCTAAATTAGCAGGTAATTTTACAGCATTATGCTTTCTTTCACGTTTACCTTCTTCTTTTGTTATTGTAATATTTGATAAATCATTCATTTATACTAAATTAATACATTAAAATATTACGGATTTTGTTAAATATAACCAAAATAAAATTCCTACTATTGCCTTAGTAGTTAAGTCTAACATATTGTATCCTATTAGTTTGGTTGCTTCATTTGTTTGATAAAATACTCCGTATAATGACCATAAACCTACATATAACCAAAAAATAAATTTTGATTGATATGTTACTTTCAATGATGTCATAAAAAGTTTCCAAATAGTTCCAAATGTTAGAAAAAAGAATATAAATCCTATAAAATTTGCCAAAGTCCTATTTAGTAAACCTATTTCCCCACTATATCCAAAACCCAACATCAAAAGATTAAAAAATAAGACCAATAAAAATGGTTTAAATTTTACTTGTATTTTATTTTCATAACCCAATAACATAGAAAGTGCTAATAACATAAAAGGAGTAGTAATTACCCAATCAGAATAACGCATATTATTAATTTTTTCTAAAGGTAGATCGTCAACCAAATTAATGTTTTTTTCTTTTACTAATTCATTTTTTGACTGATCATTCTTTTTTGTTTTATTTATTTGCTCTATAAATAATCCATAAAAATAACCGGCAATAACCGAAATACAAGTTTCTAAATTCAAAATATGGCGAACTTGTGGGATTGGACTTCGTAATGCTTCAATAAACGTAATTACAGAAGTAGTAATTAAAAAAATATATGTAATATAAAAACTATTTATTACTAAAGATGTGTTCATAGTATAGTAATGTATTAATATGTTATAATATAATATAATATAGCATAATAAAGTAATAATATTTTATTGATTATTCAATAAAAAATTATTAAGAAATTATTAAAAAACTAAAAAAACTGAAAAATAACTAAGCAAAATTATTTAATTCGAGTAAGCTAGACCACCCATACCCGACATAATGCGGAGGACGTTGTAGTTGACAGCATAAACGCGAACTTTAGCAGTGCTTACACCTGAAACGGTGGCATTAGATAAAACTAATTGTAGAGTGGCATTGTCAATTCGCGAGAAGTTGCATGTGCCGGATGGTTGGTGTTCTTCTGGTCTTAGGGCGAACGAGTAAACATTAATGCCGGTGTCTGGCGCACGAGTGTGGTGCTGGAATGGTTGGACTAAGTCGAAATATGTGCCTTCACGCTCCGAAAATCTGTCTTGGCCATTTAATTGTAATTTGGCAACAACAACTGGATTTTCACCCCAGCAGTGCATATCTAAGGCAGTTTCGGCTAAAACGAAAGTGCCAGCATCCGAAACGCCCGAGTCGGTTGTGCTACTAGTAACCCAGCCGGTACCGCTTACGGTAACATCATTGGCAAATGGGTCTTGGAATAGTCCACTGGTATTAATATAGCCATTACCACTATTTCCAGATGATCTTGTATTAGTTCTACCACCAAAAGCATGAACCGCGTTTGGTAAAGCATCATAAGCATCTGTGTAGTTGAATGGTTGAGCACCTAATAATCTATTTAAATTGTGGCCGGTTGTTGTAGAAGCACAATAATCAACATTTGCATCTGGTTGAACAACCCAGATTAGTTCTTTGCAAGGATGATTTAAATTTAATTTGATTTTGTTTGATGACGAACCAACCGATTCATCGCCGGTGAATTGTAACTGCTCAATTAAATATTCGTGTGGGTTTTGGGCCATGCGTCTGCGCTCATCAGTATCTAAGAAAATGTAATCAACAAATAAAGACGCGGCAGCTAGCGATTGTTTGTATGCGTTAGTAATTTTTACACCATCGCCATCAATTTTGCTTACAGCCCATAAGCATTCTTCAATATTGCGAATGTCTAAATTGATTTTTACTTCGTGGTATTGTAAGGCAATTAAAGGTAAAGCTAAACCTGGATTACGGCAATACCAGAATTGTAATGGAACATATAAGGTTGTTTCAGGTAAAGCATTGCGTGGGGCGCAAACTTGACGAACACCAGTTGCCGAGCAAGGGCCATCAACATCCGAAAACTCTGGGTCGCAAACATATGTTAACTGGGTAGTATTACCAATCATTTTATAGTAACCACGTTCTTGTTCTTTTGATAGAGTTAATTGGCACCAAATGTGCATCCAGTCGCCATATTGACGATCAATTCGCTGACCACCAATTTCAACTTCAACTTGTGAAATTAATTGCTCGCCAGGGAAGTCTAACCATCTAGCATATACATGGTCGGTGGGATTTTTTAAGCTTTGATTGATTTCAGGAAGAGTAATCTGTAAATAGGTGCGGTAAGCTAAATCGCCATTGCGTGAAATAGTGCATGTTACACGGCGACCAAAATCAGCTTGACCATTGAAAGTTTGTTCAATTGACTCCATCGCGAAGTTAGTATGACGACGATAAGTTACTTTCCAAAAGGTAATTTGAGGATTACCTGTTAAATAAACATCTTGAGCGCCATAGGCGACTAATTGCATTAATCCACCAGCCATTTTTTTATAATATTCCTAAAGAAAAAAAATTTTTGAAAATTAATTAAATTAAATTAAATTAAATTAAATTAAATTAAATTAAATTAAATTAATTAATTAATTAAATAATTAAATAATTAAACAATATTATTATATAAATTTTTACTACATTAAAAATATAATCTTTCATCAATGAAAAAATTTAATACTATTAAAACAACATTGGATAGCAAACATAATGAAATAATAAAATCTTTTAAACATAATGAAGAAGTAGTTATTCCTAAATATTTAAAACAAATTGAAAAACTTGAATTAATGATAAATAAATCCAAAAAAAAAATGGATTTATTAGAAACTATAAATAAGTATAAAAATATTATAAAATCTCTCAAAGAAAAAGAAAAAAATTATTATTTAAACAATTCTAAATATATATTTGATTATTTTGAAAATAAAAAGAATATATCCACAAGTGATTCATTTGAAAATTCAGACAAAAATAATATAGTAAAACAATTTTTTTCATTAAATATTTTAGATTCATCAAATAATATAATAAATAATGAACAAAATAATGAATCAAATAATGAAATAACTACTACTAAAATTAACAATAATAATTTTATAGATAAATATTTTAACAATATTGATTCTAAATATTTAAATTATGATAAATTTATTTATCCATCGGATATATGTAGTGCGTGTAAGAGAGGAGAAATGGTTTATGTTGAAAGTGAAGGAATGTCAATATGCAGCAATTGTTCAAATAGTATTAAATATTTAATAGAAATAGATAAACCATCATATAAGGAACCTCCTAAAGAGGTATGCTTTTATGCTTATAAAAGAATAAATCATTTAAAAGAAATATTAGCACAATTTCAAGCAAAAGAAAGCACAAATATACCCGATGAAGTATTTGAAAATATTAAAAATCAAATCAAAAAAGAACGTATAAGTCTTAATGAGTTAACAAATAAGAAAACTAAAGAAATATTGAAAAATTTGGGTTACAATAAATATTATGAACATATTCCATTTATAAAAGATAAATTAGGAATAAGACCTCCTATTATGAGTGCCGAACTTGAAGAAACATTATGTAATTTATTTATGGAATTACAAAAACCTTATTCAAAATATTGTCCTAAAGATAGAGTTAATTTTTTAAACTATTATTATACATTATATAAATTATGTGAATTGTTAAATGAACGCAGTTTTTTGCCATATTTTCCTATGTTAAAAGATCGTGAAAAACGCATAGAACAAGACCAAATATGGAAGAAAATTTGTGAAGATTTAGGGTGGAAATTTATTCCTATTCCATAGTTTTTATACCTTAATCATCAAATTCAAGTCCTGTTACTAATCCGCTAAAAATATTAATTATGTCTAAATAATAATCTAAAGATGCTGTTATAAAGTCTCCATAATAATTACGCTGTAAAATATTATTAGTATCATACATAATGTATAACGAAAATACCATCAATGAACCAATAACTAGTATTTTTTTTAATAACGAAGATTCAGCAATAAAAAATTGGACAATAGTAATAATTATTAAAAAGAATAAAGCAATAAGTAAACCAAAACCAAATTTAAAACCTAATTTAATACCACTAGCTATTAATGCTAGTCCAAATGTAAACATAGTAACAAAAATACTAGCTGTTCCGACTAAAGCACTTTTAACAATACCAGGATCTATTCCTGATTTATTATATCCTAAAATTACACCAAAAGCAGTTGAAAAGAGTGAAAATAATATAAATTTTAACCATGCTGGCATAGCAATAAATGCCAAAATTAAAATTATGACAAAAATTGCTACATATGCTCCTATAATTTTGCTGTCGAATTTTTTTTTACCATCTTCTTCCTCTATTTTAACATTTTCACTTACATAATAAGTAATAGAAAGTTGAGATATTAAAGTTGCTAAAATTAAAGCAAAAAACCCTCTTTTTTCGTTTATTAACTTAAATAATTGCGTCAAATTATTATTTTTAAAAATTGGTTTTCTATTTTTAGTTGTTAAATTTGACTTACTAGAATTCATAGATTATTTTATAATATAATAAAATATATTATATTATATTATATAAATTCAGTATGCCTTCACAAAGACGTACTTCATCGCGACTAAGAAGCTCGGCAGCAAAAAAAATTCAAAAACGATTTAGGGATATACAAACTAGAAAACAAGTAACTAAACTAAAAGCAAGTCGTAAAATTCAATCAAGAGTTCGGGGAAAACAAACTAGAAAAATAATAAATAGAGAAAAAAATACTTTGTTAACAATTAATGATTGTTCAATATGTTTTGAACCTTTGACTACAGATGTTCGTATTGCGTTACCTTGTGGACATAGATTTCATAAAGAATGTATAAGGCGTTCATTGACTAGCACTGGCGGAAGATGTCCTAATTGTAGGACATATGTAACTAATATACCTTATCTTTCTATACAACAAGCACAAGCACAAACACAAGCACAAACACAAGCAATATTAGACCCAACACAACGAAGACAATATATATTACAAAGGTTGCGAGAAATTGAAATTCTAGAACAGCGCATAGCACAACTACACGATCCCAGAGAAATGCCAAATATAACTTTAAATCAAGCATTACATATTCAACATAACGCACGCCAACTTGTAGCTGAAATACGAAGGCTATTTTATGAAGCTTCTGAAAATTATCAGAACTATAGAAATGTTAGAATAGATGGTAACCCAGTTGACCAAGATGTTACTAATATGTATTATATAACGTCTGATTTATTAAATCGTGCGCAAGTAATTAGGAATAATGCTACGCGTATTGTAGATGAGCTTGGTGATAATGAACCAGCAGACCTTATGTAATGTATTACTATTTTTATAGCCTTATATTATATTATATTATATTATATAAAATAATATGGCAAAAACAAGAAAAGTTGGAAAAAAGAGAAATTTAGTAAAAAACCATAAATCAAGAAGGTATGCAAAAGGTTATGATAAAGCATATGTGAAAGCTTATGAGGAAGAAGAGAAAGCTTATGAGGAAGCGGTTTCTGCTTTGCTTTCTAAAAAGTTAAATGATGTTCATTTAAGAACATATGGTAGAGAATTTGCTGATCCATCACTTGTATCACAAATAGTTTCACATTTAGTTGAAAATAAAAGAGCAGCACCACGAAAAATTCAGTCAAGATTTCGAGGACAAAAAACTAGAAAACTGCTAAGTAGAATAAAAACTACCATACCAACAGATATTGAATGTCCAATATGTGTAGAACCTATGATTGAAAATGTTGTTACATTATTTCCGTGCAGACATAGATTCCATCGAGCATGTATAAGGCCAGCATTGACTGGCACTGAAAGAAAATGTCCTGTTTGTAGAGCAAATGTAACTAGTATACTTAATATTTAGTTGATTCACCAAAAATTTTATATATAATATTATATATAATTTTATATATAATTTTATATATAATTTTATATATAATTTTATATATAATTTTATATATAATTTTATACTATTTTTATAGCCTTATATTATTTTATAATCTTATATAAATATAATATGCCTTCACCAACGCGTAGATCATCCTCAAGAAAAAGATCAGCAGCTACACGAATTCAAACAAGAGCCCGTGCCAAAATTCAAGGTCGGCGAACTAGAAAACAACATGCCCGCTCAATTGAGCAAATGTATAGAAATTTAGAACTAGCCAATCAATGTGCAATATGTCATGAATCTATGATAAATAATGGGCCTATTAC